ACCTCCCACAGCACGCCCTAGCGGCGCTCTACACGGACGCGGACGTTCTCCTAGCAACGAGTGCAGGCGAAGGCTTCGGTGTGCCTGTAATCGAAGCGCAGGCGTGCGGAACGCCCGTCATCGTTTCGGACTGGACAGCACAACCGGAATTATGCGGGGACGGGTGGCTCGTCGACGGCCAGCCGTTGTGGGATCCTAATCAGCATTCGTGGTTCTTCACGCCGAACGTGTCGCAGATCGTGTCGAGTCTGCGCGAAGCGTACGAGCGGAAGCGTGGCAAGAGTGAGAAGGCCATCAAGTTTGCTGCGGCTTACGATGCGGACGTCGTCTATGAGGAGCATTGGCGGCCGGCGATGGAACGTCTCGCGACGTGGCGCCCGTGAAGCCGACGGTAATCATTCCCGTCCTCGGCGCGCACGACCTCCTCGAGCGTTGCATCCGTAGCCTCGACGGTTACGCTAGCCGGATCATCATCATTGACAATGGTGACGCGCTCGACCGGGACGCCGTGACGGAGTGGATTACTGGCGCGGATGTGTATGTGTGGCGGATGCCGACGGCGCTCAGTGTCGCCGCGTCGTGGAACCTCGGCATCAAGGCGACGCCCTTTGAGGATGGTTGGCTGCTGCTGAACTCGGATGCGTGGTTCCCGGACGGGTTGCCTGCGGAGTATGCGGACTCGTTGTCGTTTGATCGGATCGTGCTGGCGGGGGCGCCGCCGTGGTGTTGCGCGTGGATCGGGTCCGAAGTGGTGCGCCGTGTCGGCCTGTTCTGTGAACGCTTCCATCCCGCCTACTTTGAGGATAACGATTATGAGCGGCGCGCGCATATCGTCGGCATGGAGATCCTCTATTCGGATGCGAATGTGATGCATGAGAACTCGTCGACGCTAGCTCGCAATCCGCACTACGCGACACGGAACGCGAAGACGTTCGCCACCAATCAAGCATTCTATGATTATCGGTGGGCGAACCTGAGCGCGGACGGCTTGCCACAGTCGCACGAGTGGAGCCTTACGACGCGCGTTCGGAATGCGTGGGAGATCATCGAATGATCCAGACGCTCCTCGTCGGGTACGGGTATTGGGGTCGCATCCTTGCCGAGAATCTGACGCAGCATCCGACGTTCTTTCTTGCCGGCGTGCAGGACGCGAGTCAGAGTGTGATCCTCGACGCGCGCGCGAATAATCTGCACGCGTACTCGTCGCTCGAGGATGCGATGCAGGCGACGCATCCCCAGCTAGTCGTCATCGCCGCCCCGATTGGTTCGATGGAAGTGCCAGCGATGCGCGCCCTGCAAGGCTACGCGCACGTCATGATGGCGAAGCCTGGCGTCGATTCGCTTGCCGCGTTTGATCGCGTCCTCCGTGTCGCCGATTACGCGCAGCGCAGCGTCACCGTCGACTATACGATGCTGATGCACGCTACGTGGAATACGATCCTGCACGAGCAGCACCGCCTCGGCGGCGTCGAGAAGTTTCATAGCGTCCGCTCGGCGATTGGTAATCGGACGGGCGCGCCAATCGTCCTCGACATGCTCGTCCATGATCTCTCTCTGCTAGTTAGTCTGAATCCGGATCGCGAATGGCTTCTCGAGTATGCGCGCGTGGGTGAGACGGAAGTGGTTGCGCGCTTCGTGTCGGGCGAGTGGGAGGCGATCCTAGAGGCGAGCACGACGAGTACCGAGCAGGAACGCAGCGTCTACCTTGCGGGCGCCGGGTTGCATCTGGTGTGGGATCAGCTGGCGGACGTTGTCGAATCGAACTCGGCCGAGATCATGCAGGCGTGGTATGACGATGAGAAGATTCCCTGCACGCCTGTTCAGCGCCGGCTGAATAATATGGTCAATGTGGTCAATCATCGCGGCGACGATAATCGCGTCGTAGCGCGCGGCGTCCTCGTGATGGTCGAGCAAATCTTGGAGGCGCAGCGGTGATTATTGACGAGACGGATGGGCCCGTACTGATCGGCGCTAATTGTGAGATCTTCGAGACGGCGATCCTGACCGGTCCCCTATCGATCGGTGATGACGTGTATATCGGTCCGTACGCTGTCGTGGGTGGGCCGGCGCAGCATCGCGGCTCGTACCCTTGCAGCCTTGACTCTCCCCGCCGAGCCGTCGGCGTATGTATCAAAAATCGTGCATGTGTACGAGAATTCGTGCAGATCCATCAGGGCCTGACGTGCGAAACAATGATAGGTGAGGATGTCCTGCTAATGGCTGGCGCGCATATCGCGCACGACTCGCATATCGGCGATGGTGCAACTCTAGGCAGTTTCTCTATTCTCGGCGGCTTCACGATCATTGACGATGCGGCTACGTTTGGGCAGGGCGTCGTCACGCATCCGTGGACGATCATTGGCGAGCGCGCGATGGTTGGCTTCAACTCGAGCGTTGTGAAGGATGTCATGCCGTTCGCGAAGGTCGCGGGCGCACCGGCTCGTCTCCTCGGATCGAATCAGCATCGTGACGAGTCACTACCCGCCGTGTATGACGCGACGCTGCTAGGTGGCGACGTGTGGGAACGATGGGGCGAATTATTGGAGAAGCGCGAGGAGATGCGGAAGCGTTGGAATCTCGTTGCCTAAACCGCTCCTCATCGTTATGAATCCTCGCCGCATCCCCGAATGCGTCGACGCTATAGACGCCCTCAGCATCGATAAGGTCTGGGCAAAGAACTATACGGAGCGCGAGCTAGTCAGCGTCATCGCTGGGATTATTGCCGACTCTGATTATGACCCTATCGGGATCATCTCGGATGATGCGCGTCCCGACCAGGCCGCGCTGGATCTCGTCCTTGACGCTTACAAGCCGGGCGCTGTCTATACGGCGTATTGCAATCTGAGTGAGCACGATTATCGCGTGAACCTGAGCACGCAGCCGCTAACGATCCAGTTCGAGGCGACGATGGATTGCTACACGTTCATCGCGAAGGACGACCTCGAGGCGCAGCCCGACGCGCTGATCCGTTCATGGTTCGCCGGGCACTGCTTCACGTTCATGAGTCGCGACTTGTGGGAATCGTTCCCGTTTGGCATTGTGGATTCTGGCAATGGCAATCAGTCTGACTATCACTTGTGTTGCAGGTTGCAGGAGGCGGGCGTAGATATTTGGGCGGTGCGTGGCGCGTTCGTTGAGCATGTGAAGCGATACTCGAATACGGGCGATGATACGGCGGGTCGTGCTCTTCTCGTTGGTGTCGAGGCTGCGGAGGTCGTGTGGGACCTAATCCCCGAATCGTTGTCGTAACGCCTAGCCTGCCGGAGCGTGCGGACTTGCGAGCCGAGTGCGTGGCTAGTGTCGCGGCGCAGACGCTCCAACCCGTCGCGCATGTCGTGATGGTTGATTATGAGCGGGCGTGTCCCGCAGCGGTGCTGAATAGGATGCTGCCGGCGTGCATCGCTGCGGATGCCGAGTGGGTTGCCCAACTTGCCGACGATGACCTAGCCGATCCTCACCATCTCGAACTTCTCGCAGCGCACTGCGCCGATGCGGACATCGTGTATTCGTGGTGTCGCGTTGAGGGCCGGTCGTTCAATCCGAACCGCGAGTTCGACGAGGCCGCGTTACGCGCATCTAACTTCATCCCGGCGACGACGATGATTCGCACGAGCTTGTGCACGCAGCTCGGCTGGCGAGACGACTCTACGCACGGCTTCGAGGATTACGATTTCTGGCTTCGCGCGCTTGACGCTGGCGCTCGATTCGTGTGCGTTCCCGAGGTGTCGTGGACGTACCGGTTCCACGGTGCCAATCTATCTACCGGAGGCGGTAAGATCTAACTATGGCAATCGTAAATGGTTACTGCACGCTCGCTCAGGTCAAGGCTGCGCTACGCATCACCGACACCACGGACGACACGCTCATCGAGAACTCGGTGGAGGCCGCGTCCAGGCTGATCGATGGTCACGCCATGCGGAACTTTTATTCTGTCGGCACGGCGACGCGCCTCTTCGCCGCGACGGACTCTCTCTACGTTCAGATTGATGATCTCGCCGGCACGGCCGTCACGATCGAAACGAGCAGCCTCGCCGATGGCGTATTCGATATCACGTTCGCCCCGACGGATTACCAGCTCGAGCCGTTGAATGGCACGCTCGACGGGATCGGCTGGGCGTATGATCGTATCCGCGCCGTCGGAGATTACACGTTCCCGAATCTGACGCCGCTCCTAAACGATCAACAGGCACTCATCCGTGTCACTGGGGTGTGGGGTTGGCCCGCCGTGCCGAAGGCTATTGAGACGGCGACGATGATTCAGGCTTCGCGTATCTTCAAGCGATTCGATTCGCCGCTCGGCGTCGCCGGATTTGGAGACTTCGGCGCCGTCCGCGTCTCACGCTTCCTAGATCCCGACGTCGAACAACTCGTCATGCCGTATCGGAAGATGAGAAACATCCGGTGAGTGCGACCGTTGGCGAGATCAAAACGCAGCTAGCCGTTCGTCTCGCGACGATCACGGGCCTTCGCGCGTATGATCGCCAGCCCGACAATCTGAACGCGCCGTTCGCATTCCCGTCGCTCGAGTCGATCGAGTATCACGGAGCGATGAGTAGTGGACTCGTAACGCACACGTACCGCATCACCGTCATCGTGGGGCGGGCTGCGGAGCGTAGTGCTGAGGATCGCCTCGACACGTATTTGTCGTACGACGAGGGTGGTATTCGGTACGCGATCGAAGCGGACCCTAGCCTCGGCGGGTATGCGCGTACGAGTATCGTCGAGTCGGCGTCTAGCATTCAGACGATGGACGGCAATGATACGACGTACCTGATGGTCGAGTTCCGCGTAATCGTTTACGCCTAAAGGAGATTAGGATGGCTAAGAAGTATCGAGTGGCTGACGGATTCATCGTGTACGGCAAGGTCGGCGGCGAGATCGTTGACGCGGCGGAGGTTGGATCGCCGGCGGCGCTGGCGAGTCTCGTCGGGTCGGGTCGCCTCGTTCTCGCAGTAGTGCCCGATTCGTCGGCTAGAATGAAACAGGAACCAACTGACACCTCGAAGGGGGTCTAGATCACATGTCTAAGCTTGTGCTTACTAACTCGAACGTGACCCTCGGGGGCACGGACATCAGCGCGTACGTCGCTTCCGTGACGCTCAGCATTTCGGTCAACGAGGTCGAAACCACTTCGTTCGGCACGGGTGCCGTCACTCGCGTCGGCGGCCTGCAGGACAACTCGGTTACGCTCGACATGCACCAGGACTACTCGGCCATTGAGGGCCTCGTGTATCCCCTGATCGGCTCGACGACTTCGCTCGTCATCAAGCCGAACGGTACCGCCGTCGGCACCGCTAACCCGTCATACACGATGACTCCGCTCGTTACCGAGTGGACCCCTGTAAATGGGGCTGTTGGAGAGCTCGCTACCGCTTCCATCACGTGGCCGATCTCCGGCACCGTGACCAAGGCTGTTGCATAACTCATCGCACCCAGTAGGGTGCTAGTTGGAGGGAATGAGAGATGGAAGTTCAGTTCAAGATCAAGCCGAAAGGTGGCGTCGCCGAGACGGTTACGGCCGAACTCGTCGACGTCATCGCGTGGGAAGAGAAGTATCAGCGCCCCTCGACGGAACTCGGCGGCGATAACATCTTCGCGCGTGATTTTGTCTGGCTCGCCTGGCACGCTCAGCACCGCACCGGCAAGACGACGATGGAGTTCATGGATTGGGTCGCTACCCTCGAAGATATCGAAGGTACCGAAGCGGCCCCTTTAGAGCCCTCGGAGAATCCTCCAGCCATTGGCTGATCGCTAGCCTTGCCGTTGAGACGGGCATCGCTCCGAGTGTTCTAGTCGTCCAGTCTGAGCGTATGCTGTGGACAATGCTCGGATACATCAGATGGCGAAGCGTTCACTCGCAGAGGCAATAACATGGCGCAAGAAATTCAAGGCTTGCAGCAGACCCTTCGCGACTTGCGAAAGTTTAGCCCCGAGCTGCTGAAGGAGTTGAAGAAGGATCTCACGCGGCAAGCGCAACCGATCTTCGCGGATGCTGCGCGCCGCTTGCCTGATCGTGCTGCTCCGAACTGGGGGTCTAAGGGTCGGACAGGTTATTCGCGTGCTCGTGCAGCGAATGGCATGAAGGTCAGTGTGCGAGCTAGTAGGCGCGTGAAGGATATGAAGGGCTCGATGGCGGTTGTCAATCTTACGCAGACGAATGCGGGCGGCGCTATTTGGGATCAGGCGGGGTCGCGTGGAAACTACTCGCCACCGACGCAGCGCGGCGCCCAATTCGTTGAGCACTTGAATCGGTCGACGGGTAAGAAAGCGCAGCGCGGCTTGTGGCCGGCGAGCGTTGGCAGGCTTGATGAGATTCGGCGCGACTTCTCTGGCAGCATTGCGAAGACTGAGCGTGAAATAAATCGACGCCTAGCGCGCAGGTAGAATACTCGTATGGCTCTAGTCGTCCCCATTGTCGCTGATACGTCTGGTCTGGTTCGCGCACTAGGTAAGGGACAGTCAGGACTGAGGCGTTTCGGTAAGATCGCGGCCGGCGTTGCTGGTGCTGCCGCGTTTGGTGGCCTCGTCGCGACTGTCAAGGTTGGTATCGACGAGTTCATGGAAGCGCAGAAAGTTATGGCGCAGACGAACGCGGTGCTGAAGTCTACGGGTGGCATTGCAAAGGTCACGGCTACGGATATCACGACACTATCTTCGTCGATCATGAAGATGACGGGCATCGATGATGAGGCCGTCCAGGCAGGCCAGAATCTCCTCCTCACGTTCACGAAGATCAGGAACGAGACGGGCAAGGGCAACGACATCTTCGACCAGGCTACGCTGGCGATGACGAACCTGAGCGTGGCGATGGGGAAGGATCTTAGCTCGAGTGCGATCCTCGTCGGTAAAGCCCTGAACGATCCCGTGAAGGGCGTTAGCGCATTGTCTCGTGCTGGTGTCCAGTTCACTGAGGGCCAGAAGGCCACGATCGAGAGTCTCGTAGATTCTGGCAATGTCATGGGCGCGCAGAAGATCATTCTTCGCGAACTCGAAACCCAGTTCGGTGGAAGCGCCGAAGCCGCCGGCAAGACCCTACCCGGCCAGCTGAACATTCTCAAGCAGACGTTCAGCAATCTTGCCGGCGAACTCGTCGCTGGGTTCTTG